ACTATGCCTTCCGGTCATACCAGTATTTACAAAAGAAAGAGACAGGCACGACTGCCTATTCAGGAAATGAGTATATCCCTACAGCCTATGGCACCGGATATAATAGAAAATTACCTTGATAGGCAGGTTATGCAACGGTTTGAGGTGGTATTTAGGCAGGAGCTTAATTTTTTAATGCGGCAATGATATTATGTTTATAAGATAAATATTTTGAGTATGCTATGTGGAAGTAACAATGAATAAAAGAGTAAGAATGGGTAACGAACTAATACAATCAGAATTTTTATTATACAGCTCTGCAGAAGGTAAAATTAAGGTCGATGTATTCCTGCAAAATGAAAGCGTATGGCTTACACAGAAGGCTATGGGTGAGTTATTCGGTGTTGACCGCAGTGTAATTACTAAACATATTGGCAATATATTTGAAGAAGGTGAATTGGATGAAAAAAGCAATGTGCAAAAAATGCACTTTGCAAATTCAGATAAGCCTGTAAAAATGTATAACCTTGATGCCATCATATCCGTTGGTTACAGGGTAAATTCAGCCCGCGCCACACAATTCCGTATATGGGCAACCAGTGTATTAAAGGAATATGTTATCAAGGGTTTTGCTATTGATGACGTGCGTTTAAAACAAGGCTCACAAGCGTTTGGCAAAGATTATTTCAGGGAATTACTGGAAACAGTTCGTTCCATACGTGCCAGTGAACGCCGTATCTATCAGCAGATTACAGATATTTTTGCAGAATGCAGTATTGACTACGATAAAAATTCAGAAGCTACCAGGAATTTTTATGCAATGGTGCAAAATAAGTTCCATTACGCTATTACTGGTCAAACTGCGCCGGAAATTATCCATAGCAAAGCAGATAGCAAATTGCCGCATATGGGCTTACAAACCTGGAAAAACTCACCAGATGGCAGAGTTCTTGCATCCGATGCCAGTATTGGCAAAAACTACTTGCCTGAAAAAGACATAAAGAAACTGGAACGCACTATTTCAGGATTCTTTGATTACATTGAAAATATCATTGAAAACCGCGTTAAAATGACCATGGCAGATATGGCCGCAAGTGTGGATAAATTCCTAACCTTTAATGAATATAAAATTCTACATGGTAAAGGCAAAATAACCAAGGCGGCAGCAGATAAAAAAGCAAAAACAGAGTATGACAAATTCAATAAAACCCAAAAAATTGAATCGGACTTCGACAAGTTAACAAAGTCCTTACAAAAGAAATCTCAAGGAAAGCCTAGAACAACAGATAAATAAGAATGTAAGGAAATGACAAAAAAGATTTATAGTAAAAAGGAACGCGCCCCTTCGCACGCCGGCGAGATTCTAAAATCAGGTTTTATAGACCAGTATGATTTATCTATTTTAACTGTATCTGATTTGCTAGGTATAACCAGGGAGCATCTATCACGTATAATAAACGGCCATACTCCTATAACACCTGATATTGCATCAAAACTTGAAATCTTAACAAAAGTACCAGCTTCGCAGTGGCTCTCAATCCAGGCAAAATATGATACTTATATTATGGAACAGAGTGCGGAGTTTAAGAAATACAAACAAACACTGGAGAGCTGGATTTCCGGTTCGTTACCTCTATCGCCCAGTATAAGGCGTGCAGACAAGAAGACCATCGCACTTGTGGCAAGGGCTGCTGAACTTGCAAAACATCTTGGCCGCAAGAGAAAATTAGCCTGATTTTTAAAATCACATTATAGAAACCGATTTGGAATTTGTGCAGGCACAGATTGAATAGGTTATTCATGAGCATCATAACAGATTTGCATAATGCGATTCTCGCTGAGATTATCAGCAAGGTAGCGGGTATTGAAACATCGGGATTTTATCCCAAAATACGTACTGCTATAAAAACACCAGCAGTGTTTATTGATCTTGCCACACTGGAACCTGCTACTGATCCAGGTACAGAAGAGCTTGCACTGCTTGCACGGTTTGAAGCAAGAGTAGTATTAGGCAGTAGTGATACAGCCTGCTTGAGTGTTCGTGAGCTTGCAACGGAAGTTGCACGTATTGTTCATAAGAATAATTTTGGAATTAAAGTAAAGCCTGGAGCGCTGGTATCAGTGCAGCCGGATAATTTCCGTCCTGAAATTGATGCTTATGAAATATGGCTGGTAGAATGGCAGCATGAAATACATATTGGCCAGTCTGTATGGGATGGTGTTGGTATAGTGCCGGAACAGATATTCCTTGGTTATGTACCGTTTGTTGGAGAAGAGCATCAGGATAAATATATAAAAATAAATGAAACGCCATGATGGAAAGTAGCTATGCAATTACTGAACTGGACAGGCGTGTATCAAACCTTATGCAGATTGGTACAGTAGTTGGAGCTGATTATCCAAATGCAAAACTAAAAGTAAAAATCGGGGACATTACTACCGACTGGCTTCCGTGGCTTACGCATAGAGCAAGTAACGATACTACCTGGTGGGCGCCTGAAGTTGGTGAGCAAGTTATAGTGATTGCACCATCTGGTGAATTACACCAGGCAGTGATAATGCCTTCCATTTATCAAAGCGCACATCCTGCAATTGATAATAGCGAAGATGTAAGCAAAACAATTTATAAAGATGGCACCACTACCAAATATAACCGTGACAGCCACGTGCTTACGGTAGATGTAAACAGGGCAGGAAAAGTTGAGGTGATAATTGGTGCTTCCACCATAACAATGATTGATGCCAGCATTGAGCTTAAAAATGGTGCATCAACAATAACAATTACCGATGGAAGTATTGAACATAAGAATGGTGGATCATCAATATTGATTACCGGTTCAAGTATTAAACTTTCATCGGCAAAAATAGATTTGAATTAAATTACTTAATTATCGGCAAAATAACGGCATAAATTGGTTGAAAGTTTATGCCGATAAAATACGGTAAATTATATGCCCGCAATAACTAGACAAGGCGATAAATGTTCGGGTCATGGCGCATTTCCGCCACGGCCATCTACAGCAGGAAGTGGCGATGTATTTTGCAACGGCCTGCCGGTTCATAGGCAGGGAGATCCGTGGGAACAGCATTGCGACTCGTTAAGTTGCCATGATGGTACTCTTAGCGCAGGTTCAGGAGCGGTATTTGTAAATGGGAAAGCTATCGGGCGCACCGGAGATCCTATATCATGCGGATCAACGGTAGCCCAAGGCAGTAGTAATGTTTTTGCTGGATAAAACTATTTCACAGCGTCTTGTAATGTTTTGCCAATTTTAGCTTTAACAACATTTTTAGCAGCAATTTTAAGTTCTTTGCCGGTGCGTGGATTACGTCCAATACGTGCGCTGCGTTTTACTTTCTTAAGGCTTAAAAAACCAACGAGATTAATCTCGCCGCCTTTTTTAAGTTCTTTTTTGCTTGTTTCAACAAAAGCATCAAGAACCGCCGTAACATCAACTTTGGTAAGTTTTGTTGATTTTGCAAGTGCTTCAACAAGTTCAGATTTATTCATGGGAAAACTCCTTATAAAATTTTTATTCCTACTAATGGTAGAAAAAACAATAAACAAACTTTTACGAGAAGCCAAGCAATATGAAGGGAATAAATGCTTTAAGTGGCAAAGAATTAACCGGCATAAGCCACTTAAAGCAGTCTATTAAGGATATACTTACCACACCAATTGGCACGCGCATTATGCGGAGAGATTATGGTTCCAGGCTATTTGAGCTGATTGATAATCCAACTAATGAAGATTTAAAAACAGAAATATTTGCCGCTACCGCCGAGGCGCTGCAAAAATGGGAGCCACGGTTTAAGCTACAGCAAACCAGCGTAATTGAAATCACACCTGGAAAAATTGTTTTAGAATTAAAAGGCATATTCCTGATAAGCGGCAGTGAAATAATTTTATCTGATTTAGAAATAACAAAATGAAATTAGATGCTATCAACCTGGAAAAGCTCCCCGCGCCGGACGTGGTGGAGACTTTACTATTTGAAACCATATTGCAGGAAATAAAAGATGATCTGGTTATCCGCAACCCCGATGTTGCGGTATTGTTTGCCAGTGGCATAGAAAGTGACCCCTTAAATAAATTACTGGAAGCGTTTGCATACCGCGAACTCAGGCTTCGTCAGCGTGTAAATGATGCAGCAAGGTCAGTTATGCTGCCATATGCTGGTGGGACAGACCTTGATAATCTGGCAGCATTTTATGGGCTTCCAAGGCAGGTGGTACAGGAAGCGGTGCCAGATGCAAGGCCGCCGATACCACTGATTATGGAAGAAGATTCGCGCTTCCGCTTAAGGGTAGCGCTATCTTTAGAGGCCGCAACAACGGCGGGTCCCGTAGGTTCTTATATATCGCACAGCCTAAATGCCGACCCAAGGGTTAAAGATGTTGCGGTGGACTCGCCCACTCCTGGTGAAGTGGTAGTGACAATACTTTCCACTGAAGGCATGGGAGAAGCAAGCCAGGAATTACTGGACATAGTAAAAACCGCACTTAATGACGAATTCGTAAGGCCACTAACAGATTTTGTAATTGTACAACCAGCACAAATAATTACTTACGAAATAGAAGCAATTATCCATGTGTTTGAAGGACCGGATAGTGAGGTGGTAAAAAATACCGCAATAGCCAACACACAAAAATATGTCAGCGAACAACATCGCATTGACCGCAATGTTGCATTGTCGGGAATTTATGCAGCCATGCACATTGCAGGAGTAAAGCGCGTTGAATTATTACAACCAGCAACGCAAGTGATAACTGGCTCTACTGTTGCAGCATGGAACGTAAATATAAATATTACGGTTACAAATGATTGACACAATCTTACCCCCTAATTCTTCTACCCTGGAAAGGGACATAGAGGAATCAGGAGGAAAGAAACGTATTGAAGCCATAGATTTACCGGTTGGTAAATTATGGAATCCACAAACTATACCGGCGAAAATATTACCTTACCTTGCGTGGGCGTTGTCAGTTGATACCTGGGATAATGCGTGGCCTGATAATATTAAACGGCAGGTAATCGCTGCCTCCGTAGATGTACACAGGAAGAAAGGTACGGTTGGTGCGGTAAAGAAAGCAATAGCCGCGCTTGATATAGACGTAGAATTATTAGAGTGGTTTCAAAATAATGCGATACCACATACTTTTACAGTCACTGCATGGTCAAATTATAATAAGGATAGCGAGGGTTTAACCAAGCTATTACCACAGGCTTATTCAGATATTAAAAGTTCTGTTACAAATGTTAAGCCGGTACGCGCACATTTTGAACTGATGTTTGGCAGTAAATTGCCTGTCGATGTTGGTGGGGCTTTTGACAGTAATGTTACATCACGGACAAGCAACACAACTGAGATTGTGCCATACCCTAGCCGGTCAAATTCTATTGTCGGCGGTAAATATGATTCGTATGTACCAGGCAGAGCTTCGGATAGTATTGAACTTATACCTTATACCAGCCACACAAGCTCTAGCGTGGGTGGTATGTATGATTCACATGTGCCTGCGCGCGCTGAACATATAAATGAAATTGTACCATACCCAAATAAATCCGGTTCGGAAGTTGGCGGTGGTTATAGCTCACATATAACTGCCAGAGCGTCTGGCAGTGTTGAACTTATACCATATACCAGCCATACAAACTCTAGCGTGAGTGGTATATATGACTCGCATGCGCCTGCGCGCGCAGAGCATGTAAATGAGATTATACCCTATGCCAATAAATCTGGTTCAGAAGTTGGCGGGGGCTATAGCTCACATGTCACTTCAAGGGCTGAAAGCAGCATAGAAGCAAAACCATACGCAAGTAAGTCGGATACAACTTCAGGAGCTGCTTACGCACCTATTGCTGCAATCCATGCGTCCAGCGAAATCGAATTAATACCTTACTCAAATATCACAGATGCAGGGCTGGGGATACTCGGCTCTTTGCCTGTCATTCCAAGAATCAACCTATCACTGGAGTTTTAAAATGCAAACAGTAGCAACGTAAGCGCGCAAAGAAGCGCATATTTGCAATATTTTCAAGCACTATTGTGCGACTGGCTCAAATTATTTTGTTCAATCAAAGATTTTTCAATATTGTACGGTAGGAGCGCGGAGAG